TTACCACTCAAGCACAGTGTAGGTGATAGTCCCACCTTTAGGCTCCAGCGTTCGGTTGTCAAAGTGAATCAGCCCTTCCCACTTTCCCGCCTGGTAGCCGGTAGACAGGTAGGCGTGTCCATCTACATAGGTTGCCCCCGCCTTCAGCTTGTGGGCCTTCCGGAGGTTGATTTTATAGACATCAACCTTCTGCTTTTCCGTGTTAGGCGTGACGATGGTCCGGTCAGACTTCTGCAGCACGCCGGCGGGAGCCTCCGGAGATTTTTCCTCAATCTGTTTCGCCACCGTCTCCGCCCCTTTCTCTACAGACGGCGCTGTGACGTAGTACGTTATCTGCGGAGTAGAGCTGCCGGAGCGTTCTATCTCCCTCACGATGGTCTGTGCAGCCGGAGTGGTGACATGGATCTCTTTGGCCACCTTGGCCGGATCATGCACTTCCTCCGCGGTAATGACCTTCGGCTTCTCATCCTGGTATTTTTCATAAAAGTATCGCCCGGTAAAGTAGAGCGAAACTAGAAAAGCCGTGAGGAGGATGGGAATAATCCAGCTCTTGGCCGTATCGGATAATTTGAAATCAGGCATTTTTCAGCCTCCTCTTGATGGTTTAAAAAGAAAGGAATTTGAATGAAATGAAACTCCCCAATGGATATGGGACAGTGTACAAGCTCACGGGAAACCGGCGGAGGCCGTGGGTGGTCAAAAAGACGATTGACGGGAGGCAGAAGCCTCTCGGTTACTTTGCCACAAGAGAGGAGGCCTTCTCCTTCCTCGTCAGCGTGAACCGCATGACGCCGGGAAAAGAAATCACATTCTCTGCGGTCTACCATGCATGGAGCCGCCGCCATTTCGAAACCATCGGCCGGTCCTCCCGTTCGGCCTATGAAATCAGCTATAAGCATCTTTCTTCCCTCCATTCCATGCCCTTCGGAAAACTCACCTACCACCACCTGCAGAGTGCTCTCGACGAAATCGATGCCGGATACTGCACCCGCAAGAAATGCCGCGTTCTCCTGAGCCAGCTTTACCAATATGCCATGAAGAATGAAATCGTGGAAACGGACCTCAGCCGCTTTCTGGAGCTGCCCAGGCACATCCCCGTGTACGTCAAAAGGCCATTCACTGCCCGCCAGATAGGAAAACTATGGAAATCTGTTGATACGGTGAAATGCGTGAAAGACGTGCTCATCTTGATTTACACAGGCATGAGGGCCGGAGAATACATCTCCCTGTCCGCCGGTGATGTGAACCTTCGCCAGCAGTATATCAACATTAAGAAGAGCAAGACGCTGGCGGGAATCCGAAAAATTCCCATCCACAAGAAAATCCTGCCCATCTTGGCAGAGCGGAAAGCGGGAGGAAAAATCTGCCCCTGTGACAACTACGAATCCTTCCGCCGTCTCTTTGACCACGCCATAAAAGAGCTGAACATGCACCACACGCCCCATGAGTGCCGCCACACGCTGGCCACCATGCTGGACAGGGCAGGAGCTAATGAAACGGCCGTCAAGATGATACTCGGCCACGCCCGAACGGGAGTGACAAAAGGCGTTTATACCCATAAAACCTTGGCGGATTTGAAAAAGGCCATTAACAAAGTGTGATTGACTTGTGCTTAACCGATTGAGGGAAAAGCGATAGGAGCGTGGCGGCGTGGGCGCCCACATGTGCTTGACTTGTGAGTGACATGTGACATGGAGAGTACAAAATTTGTACTCTTCTGCCAACTTTTGCCACCTTGTTCCTCTTGACTTTTGCCCGAAGGGGAAATGAAATCTCACTATCACACTTTGGCTATTGAGAATACGGATATAACATCAGACCCCAAGGATGGAAAAATTGATTTCTCATTCCCTAATGCTATTGCAGTACAAATTGGGACATCACAGGATTTAAAGACCTATTATTCTTGGTATTCGACAACAAAAACTGTAGGGGGAGACCAGCCACACAACTCCATTCAACCAGTTTATGGCGTTTACAAATATAGACGCATCAGTTAGTACGTCTGAATCTGTACACACCATATAGAGGAGATAAGTTATTGTGCGGATTGTCATTACCGACATAGCCAAAAGTTGTAGTGCCTATGTCCGAGGTTGAGGAACCCCATGCATTACCGCTATTAGAGAGAGAGTTTACTTGACCTTTCCCGGTGGCTAAATATACGGAAAAAATGTCAGGGTTTGATGGATTTGCTGCATTATTTACTTTAGGCTTATGCTTCGCCATTTCTCCTTCGGTGATTACATGCTCTGCCTCCCCCGACATGCTCACGCCGTTTCGGGTAAAGTTACTGCTTCCGGCAGTGAAGACGTATGTATCCTCTGTGCCGTTGTGGGTTTCTTTGTACGTGCCGGCTGTAATGGTGGTAAGGCCAGCATCTAACTGCTCCCACGTGCCCCCGATATAGGTCGAGGGGTTGGCGGAATTGGTAGTCTCAAGGATGGTGCCAACAGGAAAGAGGGCAAGCATGGCGGTCTGCATCTCGGTCTTAATCGTGTCGTGCAGGGCATTTATGGCGGCATCAACATAGGATTTGTTCGGAAGCTCAGAACCATCGTTCGGCGTCTTGTCGTAGAGAATGGGCCCAGTAATGGTGCCGCCTGCCTTGTCCAGCTTCTCGCCGATTTCTTTTGCCACCGTGGCGGAGAAGTTGGCGTCATTCCCCAATGCCGCAGAGAGTTCCTGCAACGTGTCAAGCTGGGAAGGCGCGCCGTTCACGAGATTTGCGATAGCCGTTTTCACAAAGGCCGTATTCGCCACGGTATTGGAGTTGTTATCAGCGTTGGCCGTGGGGACAGACGTGGAGCCTGTGACCGAGAGAGATGTGGCGTTGGCAATATCTGCATCGACTATGGTGGCGTACGCTATGGTGGGCGCCGCCATGGTTACTGCTCCGGTGAATTCCTTATATCCTGTAATGGTCTGCGTGGTGTTGGTAGTCAGCAGATTGGTCGGCTTATTTTTGATGAAGCTCTGCAAAGTACCGTCAGTTTCCGTCCAGTCCGCCTGTTGTGTCCGTGCGGAAGCCGCCGCCGCAGAGGCCGAAGCCGCCGCGTTGGTTTCGCTGGTCTTGGCGTTCGTCTCGCTCGTTTTCGCTGCCGAGGCGGAGGCGGCGGAGGCCGATGCGCTGGAAGCCGACGCACTTTCACTCCCGGATGCTGCCTGCTGGGAAGCTGCTGCCGCGACAGCGCTCTCTTTGGCACTTTCCGCATAACCAATGCTGTCCGTCAGCGGCTGGAGGTTCGTGGCCACACGCCGCCCGGAATCCATGGTGAGCACCATGGTGCCGTCGGGGTTGCAGTACGCGGAGGCGATGGTTTCGCCGGTGTCCCCCTTGTCTCCCTTGTCCCCTTTATCGCCCTTGAACATGAGGGAAACTTTCCCGGTCATCAGTGCATCTGCCGTCAGCTTGGCGGAAAGTGTCTGCTTCGATATCAGTTTTACCTTCATGGTGGCCGCAGTGAATGTTTTCTCAGTCATCCCGTGTCACGTCTCCCTTTACGTTGAACTTGGACGGCCCGATGGTGCACACCTGCTCGCCTCTCCGGATTTCAATGTCATAAACGTAGGTCCCTTCGTGGATGTCCTTCGTGTCATCATGGCTGAAGAAGAAGCGGCCGTCATCATCAGCCTGTTTCTGCAGGAGGTAGGCCTCATCATCCATGTCGGCCTTCACGGAGAGCACCGCCGTATAGGTGCCTTTCTCCATGGGCTCCCCGTCAAGGGCGGGCTCCAGCTGGAGCATGCCGGTATCGCCTCTCGTGATGTTGATGCTGTCGCCTATTAATTTAAACATTGTCAAAACCTCCCATCACCATGTTGGCGTCAAACTCGTGGCCATTGATGTTTTCCGTGAAAGTGTACTGCCAGAGCATGCAGTCATAATCCGGAGAGGAAGCCCCCGGCTGGGCCAGCCAGAGGCCGGCGCCTCCGGTCTGCTCCATGTCGATAACGTTTTCCTTCCAGTCACAATTCATGTACACCCCTGCCGGAGTGAATCCCGAATCCCACAGCTTGTTGATGGTGGCCGTGGCCATGTTGGTGACAAGCTGGCTGTCACCGTACACATCAAGCCCATGGTTGCGGCGCCAGCCGTCGGCATCCTCTTCGTCAATCCATACCCCCATGGGGAGCTTTTCAGCCGTAAGACCGCAGTCCTGGAGGGTCTGTACCAGGAAATCTGCCTCATAGTCCGCATCCTCCTGCGTCACGGCGTAGGAGTAGAAATATACTCCCACCTTCAGCCCTGCCGCAATGGCTCCGTTGATGTTCTCGTAGAAATTTTCGTCCATGTGACCATGGCCATAGCCCAGCCGCACCATGGCGAACTCAAAGCCTGCCGCTGCCACGTCTGACCAATTCACATGGCCGTTAGCATAAGAAACGTCTACACCTTTCATAATTTTTCCTCCTAATCGTTGGAAACTTTGGAAAGTCCAAGGGCCCTTCTGGCAATATTTGTCTGCTGCATCTTGATGCGGTCAATCCGCTCCCGCTTCTGGCGGCTGTCAAGCTGCTTGGAATCCATGATTTTCTTTTCAGCCCGGTAAGTGTTGTTCATGGCATCCATGGCGGCCTTGTACTTCATGTACTTCACGCCGTCGTAGCCTTCCGGCTTCTGCTTGGTCATCTTGAATTCGTTGTACAGCTTTTCCTGCTGGCTGAAATCATCACGGAGCCGCTGCACGCTGTCCGAAGAGGCGTAGGGCGTGGCGGTGAATCCTCTCACGCCGGGCATCTCGCTGGCCCTCTTGGCAGGCCTTGTCTCTGCCAGCCCTGCCGCCTGGTCGATGATACTATTCCCCAGGGCCGCCAGATTGCCGCCCACGTCCTGGATGGCGTTGTCTATCTTCCTTGGGGACAGGGCGAAGGCATTTCCCACCTTGCGCGCCAGGTAGGAAGTATATGGACCGTACTGCTGGCGGTCCGGAAGCTTCGACTGGGAAAGGGGAACGATGTTGCGGCCCATAAACATGGAATAGTTTGAAATCCACTCAACAGCCGGGAGAAATCCGGTAGGGATGGCGCTCGGAAGCAGGTTGCTGGTGATTGATTCGCCCAGTCCTTTGAATCCTGGGCCGTTCCTGCCCTTTTCTTTGTCGTACATGTACTGCATTACTCTCTCCGGCACGGTGCCGAAGAGAATCCCCAGTTCAAAGGGCTTTGGAATCTTGTACAGTGTGTCCTTCCCGGGAATCACCCAGAAAATATCCTTCTGCCACTGCGGGAGCTCCTGGTAGCGCGGGTCATCCTTGTTGAGATACCACAGAAGCACGGAGGGAAGAGTGATGCCGATGAAAGTCTTCATGGTCATCTGTGCGGGATGTTCCTTGAATTCCCTGATCATCTTGTCCGTGCCCTGGATAGAGGCATTAAAGAAAGCAACCATCTGGTTCCAGCTCTGGGTGCTCTTTCCGTGGCGGCCAAAGTCCAGTGTCACGTCCCTGGCCTCAATGCCTGCCTCCGTGTTGGAAAGCGGTTTTCTGTCCTTTCCGAAAAGCCTGTTTCCGATGCCGGTGTAGCCATTCTTTGCCAGGTCGAATTCTGCCATCCTTGTGGCCATTTCCGTCGCTTCGGAGAAAGCCCGGAGCGCTTCGATGGGATTGGCGCACATGGAAAGCACGCTCTTCTTCTTCAGAAGGTCCCTCATCTGTCCGTGGAGATAGTCACGGTCAAGGGAAACCATGGCCGACTGCGCAGCCCCGCTGTTCATGTAATCCCAGTACTCTTTCCCCTTCTTGAGATAGAGAGAGAGCCCTCGCACGGTATCCCACACGGGAATGAATCCATGCTTGGAATAAAGAGAAGCGGAAACCATGTCTCGCACGGGGTTCCTGAGAATGAATTCCGGGGACAGCGTGGCGCCGCTTCGGAGCCATCCCGCCGGAACACGGAGAACCTTCACCAGCATGTTCATGCCTTCCTTGTTGGTCATCTTGAGCGCGGAGAGCAGCTCCGGAGAGGTGGCGTAGGTCTTTTTCTTGCCGCCTTCCCAGACGTAGAAAGTGCTGTCCGTGGCTCTGGGTGTGCCTTTCACTTCTTCGCAGAGGTCCCCCATGCCTTTCATCCTGGAGAGCTTCACGAAAGACTGGCCCACCTTGTTTCTCTCAATGGCGCTCACCACACGGAAGGTATTGGAAATGACGCTTTCCAGCGGGTCCACGATGTCGCGGGAGGAGCCTTTGAACTTCTGGATGGTGTTCCCCACGTTCACGAATTTCTTACCGCCCACGCTGGGCGCATCGATGCCGTCCACAATGCGCTGGAAGGGGACATAGTGCGGCCACCTTTTCCGCATGTCCGCCGCCGCCTTGGCTGACAGCATGCCCGCATTCACCAGCTCATTAATCAGATGCTGCTGGAAGCGGTAGAGCTCTTTAGCGGCCTCCACGAATTCCGGATGATTTTTCGCCAGTTCACGGATGGTCATGCCTGCATCAATGGGGTCCATGGTCGCCTTCAGTGCGGCCCCCTCTTCCCCCTTCTGCAGCTTGCTGTTGAAGTCGTAGATGTCTTTTTCACGGAGGGCCACCAGGAAGGCAGAGAAATCCTTCAGCTTGTCCTTTCCCACCTTCTGGAAAATGCTCTTCAGGGAAGGGATGCCCCTTTCCGGGTCTCCATGCTGCATGAGAGTGATGGCCTTTCCTGCCCATCCTCTGGCGGCCCAGGCATTCAGGAAGGGGTTGAAAGAGAATGGCAGTTTCTTCCCGATTTTCTTCTCCACGGCCGCCACCACATCCGCCAGCGGATGGAGCTCATCCACGCCTTCCGTATAGAGGCGGCTCCATGCCTTCTTTCCGGCTTCTCCAAAGGTTCCATCCTTCAGCATGTTCTTCAGCCCCTGGAAGCCGGTGGAGTCGGAGGCAAAGGAAATATGGCCCTTCACCCTCGCCACAGAGCCCTGATGGTTCCACTGGTACATGACTTTGGTCAGCTTGTTCGTTGCCCCCGTCAGCTTGGGGTCCTGGTGAAGCTGTTTCTCAAAGTAGTCGTAGAATTTCGGAGCGTTCCTGCGTGCCTGCGCCCTGTCGGTCACATAGTCATGGAAGAATTCAGCGAAGCCTTCCCCCATTTTCCCGGAAACGTCCAGGTCGTCATAGCCGCTTTCGAATCTATCCTTCACCAGATGGAGAAGTTCGCCCGAAAAAGCAGGAGCCGTGGAGAATTGGAAACGTTCGTCCAGGAAATGGCCCAGTTCATGGGCGATAACACGGGGCTCAGCGAAATTCTGGGTGCGGATGACGTGGGAGAGCGTATCAAACTGGCCCCTTGCCCCCTTCTCCAGGCGGCCGGTGCGGATGGTGGCATTGAAAAGCCGGTTCACGTAGTCCACAATGCCTTGCCTGGTAACCGGCACGCCGCTGTTCTCATGGGCCGTATAGTCCACGTCATTTCGCATACTGCGGATGGTATCCATGCGCTGGATAGTCTGGGCGTTGCCTTCCCCAGTTACGTCATACCTGCGGGGAGCGTCATCCCGGATAGCTTCCCCTTTTAATCTGGGGGAAAGGTCTGCCTGGCTGAGCGGCTGGGAGGTGTCTCTCATAGCCTGGATGTTTCCGCGGGAAGTGCTGGAGACTTTTACAGGCGCATACTGGCCTTCAGCGTCATCTATCCACGCCACATCTTTCAGCGGTACACGCTTGGAATAGATTCTGCCGCCTCCTGCATAATCGTTTGCCATCATCCGGGAGGGAGTGATGAAAGATCCTTTCTTTATAGGTCCGGAGCTGTAAACAGTTACATGGCCGCTTCGAAGTGAATCCTCCATCATATCTGTAGTAAAATCCGGATTTGTACCTTCTCCATCCTCAATAGCCTGTCGGAAAGCCTCTTCTGCCGTATTGATGTCCTTCACGGAGCGGATTCCTGTGTGATAGTCATCTTGCATAGGATTTTCTCGAAGGATAAGCTCCAGCTGTGCCTCTTTGTGGTCTTGCACCGGGTCGTAAGCATCCCTCATGACCTGCGCTCTGTCGGAAGGAGCAGGCTCATCGAAATTGAGGTTCCCGCCCCTGTCGCCGGTCTCAATGACGTCATCCTCGCTGCCGGAAGAGCGGGAGGCCTCTCCATCGTCCAGTGGCGCACTCTGCCGCCTGCCGCCCTGGTCATACACCCTTCTGGCCACGTCCATGCGGCGGGCGTCATTAGCCTGGGCAGGGTCCGGCCTTTCATAGTCCTCTCGGATAATCTGGGCCGCTTCCTCCGGCGTGAGGTCGTCGCCCCTCTCCCGCATCCGGCGGAGGGCGTCGGGCTCCGTGGTATTCATTTCCTCCACGGAGTAGTCCACCTGTGCCCGCCAGTCGGAAGGGTCTCGGCCATTGTCCTCGCACCACTTCTCGAAGCTGGCGTATCTGTCGCCGTCCCACTGGATGAGGGCCCTTGTGCCGTAGCCGTCGCTGGAAACAGCTCCGGTATTGAAATCGCTTTCCTGGGCAATGTTTCCCGTCATGCCTGCCGCCTCGGCGTCGGTGAGGCCGTCCTGACGGTAGCGGTTGTATACATCCGTGGCCATGTCTCCGGTCTCTTCGTACATGCCGCCGTCGGAATCATCAGCCAGGTTGGAAGCGTCCCTCATGCCGTCATCGAATCCATAGCCCGTATCATCCGCCATATCGGCCACGCTGCGGCTGCTTCCCTGCCAGTCCTTGGGCACAGAGACGTGGAAATTCTCGCCTCTGGCGTAGGCCTCATTACCGCTGCCGTTGTACTCATCGAAAGGAGTAAGGCCCATGTCGCTGGCCATGCGGCCAAATTCATCACGGAGCGGCTGCCCTGCCTCTCCCTCAAAGGCATCAGAGACGAAATCCACGGCTTCCCCCGCATCGTGGTGGGAGGTGCCGTCTCCGGAACGCTTGCCGCTTGTCATGGTGACAGGCGCTTCCGGGTGGGCCTGGTTCCAGCGGCTCACCAGCTCATTGGACGCCGCCTTGGTGGAGTTATTCATGCCCGCCCAGTCAGCATCGCCTGCCACGTTGAACACGGGAGCGGAAACATCAGCAGGAGGAGCGTCATAGGATGCGGCGTTATCATTCGACGCTCTGGAAAGGTCGTCAAAGCCTGTCGAACCTCCTCGGGAAGCCGGTTCAACGTCACCAAAGGGGTCGTATACGTCACTTCTCATGGCCTTCACGCCCTCGCCGTTGTTTGCCAGGTCGTCAAAGCCTGTGGAGCCTCCCCTGGAAACATCCTCACCCCGGAGGTCTCTTCCCAGAGCGTCCATGGTATCCACGGCGCTGTCCATCCCGGCCTTTGCCTTTTCCTTTACCCTGTCCGGAACCAGCTTCTCGCCGCCTTTGACGGCACCTTCTGCCATGGAATAAGGCAGGAAAACCTTGTCCCACACGTTGAGAGGGTTGTCTACGATTTCCTGCACGTACTTCCCTGGTTGTGTCACCGCTTCCTTCACCGGCTCGATGACAGGGTCCAGGAGCGTCTGCTTGGCAGTGGATACCACCGGAGTGCCGTCATCATTGGCTACGTTCTGGTCATAGGCGTTCATGGTGCCGTTCACTATGGTGGGCGCCGCCAGAAGGCCAGCCGCCCCGCGTACCGGCGCCGGCACGAAGGGAGTAATGGCCACATAACCGGCAGGAGTGCCCACGGCCGCATCGTAAAGGCCTGCCTTGGCCGTGTCATAGTTCTGCCCTTCATAACCGCTTGTCGGGTCCTCATCATTGATTTCCTCTCCTCCGGCTCGTGCCTCATAAGCACGGGTGGCCGACTGGGAAACCTCCTGCCCGTAGGCGTCAGCCGCCTTTTCCACCTTCCCAATGTAGTTCGGGAGGGCGTTTTCGATATTCGTGGTAGTCCTGTCTGCCTGGTCATAGAGATCCTGCCCGAAAGATTTCAGCTTGCCCAGGATAGAATCATCCTGCTGGGCCGGGGAATTGTTCGCCAGGTCATCGAAGCCGGTATCGCCGGCTCCGGAAAGGCCGCTCCCCGTGTTCTGGCTATAGTTCACCAGGTCATCGAATCCCGTTTCTCCATAGTTCATCTAAATCACCTCACCAAACATGAGATACATAGGCATCATTTCCGGAAGCCTTCAGCCCTGCGATGATTTTTTCAGGGGACCACCCCTGCTGCCGGAGTTCATCGATTCTGGCGTCCACCGGGTCCTGCTGGCCGCCAGAAGAGCCGCCGGTGGAAGGCAGCGCGCTCATGAGGGGAGAGTAGTATGGGCTGTCCGATTCATCCTTGTCAGGATTGTCCTTCACCCATCTAATGTGCAGCTGGCGCAGAGAAGAAATCTGCTGAGAAGTAAGACCGCTGGTGCCGCCTCCTGAAGGATTTGTCATTCTGTAGTTGTTCATGGCGATGTTGGAGTTGGCCACCCTGTCCTGTGCGTTGGCTCTCTGCTGGTCAATATCAATTTTCTTCATGGTGGCAGGGTCTGTGATGAATTTTCTGTTCTTCACATCCCAGAATCCTGCAGTCGTTCTGATGTACTGGTCTCGCGGATCAGAGAAATCTCCGGCGTCGGTGACATCCCCGCTATCCCCGCTAATGCGGACAATGTGGCCGTTCTTCCCCTGCATGTACTTATAATCCGGCTTGGTCAGCTTAGAAATGCTGTTCAGGCTGTTCAGGTCAATCCCCTGGGCCCCTGCGTTGGCCGCCATTTCGTTGTAGCGGTTGATGGCCGGAATGAGGCCCAGCAGCTTGGAAGGGCGGTAGGTATCCACCACGGTGTTGCCGTCATTGCCCTTCGCGAAGATGAGGGCGTTCAGAATCTGCTCTTTCATGGGGTTCAACACCTTAGAAACGTACTTTTTGCTCTGGGCGTTGTAGGCGCTGTCCTCATCCTGCTTCACCCTGGCGAGTGTCATGGCCCTCGCTTCTTCCGGGGAGTACCCGGCTTTCACAGTGGAGACGTAGAGGTCCCGGTAGGTTACGCCGTTGTCTGCCATGTTCTTCTGACGGATGGCCTGCCGGTCGGGGGCAGAGGGGAGATCGTTTCCTCCCTGTTCTCCGTTAGAAGGCGTCTGCTCCTGGGACGCAGAATTGAAATTGGGCTGGGCCATATAGCTCTGTGCGGAGTTTGCAAGGGCATTGGGTATAGTTACACCTTCGTTTCCTGCCGACGCTCCTGCGCCGTTTTGAATTCCATTCTGGCCATTTCCGAAAACGCCGCTCAGAATGCCGGTGGGAACCGTGCCACCGCTGGTGGTGGTGCCGGTAATGGGCTGGGCGTTGGCCGTGATGGAAGGCATGGCGTTCTGTACTCCGGAGAAGGCATTTCCTAAAAGCCCGCCGCCGGAAAGGCGGGGAAGCGTCGGCGTTGTATCCTGGGGAAGATAGTCCGCCATGGTCTTGGCCTCCTGGGGCTGGGAACCGGTAAGGTTCTGGAACCATGCATTAGCGTATTCATTCGCCTCATGGGTCTTCTGGATGTCGGAAGCCCGCTTTCCCAGGTAAGTCCCCAGGGCATTCCCCAGAGACTGCCAGACACCCATGTTATCTGCAGGAATATAAGCAACTGCCATGTTATTTCTCCTCCTTTCTATCAGCCTTCCCGTTGGCCGCCTTATCCTTGGCGGTCAGCGGTTCGACAGCGAATCCGTTAGCGTAGAAGAGCGCGCTGTCGTCATCAAGTTCCAGTTCATACACCCTTTCAGCCGCCCTGTTCTTTGTCACGTGGGCCAGTCTGCGGAAGCTGTCCACGGTCCATACCTTCATGCCTGCCTTCAATGCGGAGAGCGGTTTCCTGCCTTCCGGCGTGAGGAACGCTTCGGTGGCCGTAGTGGTTACCTTCCTGATTGTGCCGTCGATGCTTGGCACCGTCTCCACGTTGTAGGTCACCTGGTCGCCCATGTCATGCACTTTCTTTACATGGGCCAGATGGCCGCCCTGGATGACCACGGTATCGCCTTCCCTCATCTTTTCGATGGGCACGTCTTGATACCCCGTGGGCACCAATGTGCCTGCCGGGAAGCAGGCGTAGTAGGCTGCTGCAGCGTTGGCTGCCGTGCCAAGAAGGTTTCCGAACCATCCTCCGCTTCCCTGTTTGACGTAGGTCTGCCCCGGGGTGGCGGCTGCGTACCGGTGGCCGCTCATGCTGTTATAGAGATTGAGGTTAGGGCTCTGCAGTCCCACGGCCGCATTTAAGTAGTTGAGGGGAGTAGATGCGGCGTTACTCTGGGCGGCCGCCGCCGTATTAATCGGCTGGTTGGCAAGGCTCGCCTGCTGGCCCGCAAGGCTTCCCTGGGCATTGGCTCCGTTGAGGATGTTGGAAACGTTGTTTCCGGTAAGTCCTGCCTGCTGGCCGATGCCGGAAAGCTGGCCGGAGTAGAGGCCGGAGAGAAGGCCCGCCCTGCCATTAAGGCCATTCAGCTGGTTGTTGTAGGCATTATTCGCAAGGCCTGACGCCGTGTTCATGTCATTGGTGTAGCTGGACGCCAGGGAGTTGGCGGCGTTCTTGGAAATATCATTCATGGCCTGCCCTGCCACGGAGGAATTGATGATTCCCCTGTCAGACAGGGAGGAAAGAGTGCTTCCCATGGTGGAATCCAGGTCAGACTGCAGAGCCTTCTGCCGGTTCTGGGCATAGGCAGAAGGAAGCTGTCCGGAGAGAAGGCCGCTCATGGTGTCCGCATTGTTTGCCAGAGCCTTCTGGTAATCGCTATCCAGATACTTGTTTCCTTCCTGGTAGGTCTCCATGGCATTGCCGATGCCGTTGATGTAGCCGTTGTTGGCATCATTGGCGCCGGTCACGCCGCTTTGCACCTGCGGAAGTAGGCCGGAAACCGTCTGCCCTGCCTGCTGGGTGCCGGAAAGGGCGCTCTGCAGGAGGCCGTTATAATCCGGCGTCACCTGGTTGTTGTTAATCTGCCCGTTCGCCAGGTTCATGAGGTTTTTGGAGACGCCCAGGGCATTGGAGAGCCAGTCCATTTCGTTGGAAAGCGCCTGCTTTTCCTCGCTGGATGCCTCCGGCACCTTGGCGGAGGTGCTCACAACCTTGGATCTCTTACCGCCTCCGAAGAGCTGTAAATCAAATTTCAGCATGATGAATTCTCCTTTCATTAGTTCAGATGGGTGATATCACTGAGCATGACGTGGTAGCGGCGCCCCTGAAAGGTGTAGTCAAGTTCTTTCAGGTGCTTCATGCCCCACCGGCGCTCGTGCACCTTGGGCGGTCTGGTGGTCCTCGTGATGATTTCCGTGAGGCCGTTCAGGTGCATCACCTCCCTCATGTAGGGGCACATTTCATGGAATTTCCCATAGGTCTGGTTAATGGAAAAATACCTTTTCCCCTCATGCTCGACGACGGACCAGAAGAGGAATCCCACGTGCGGAAAGAATTTGAAATACTCGTTATATCCGTCGTGGAATCCGCCCTTCTTATCATCCCAGAAAAAGCCGTCAAGGTTCACCCTTTCACCGGTGCGCCTTGCGTAGTCCCTCACCATGTCATGCAGTGAATCCAGTTTCATCTTCCCCGCCGTCCTCTCAAGATTTCAGTCAACTGATGAAGGGCCGAAACGCCGGCCTCATCCAGGTTTTCCGCCATGGAAAGAAGCTCCGTCATGGAAAGGTAAGTCACCACCAGCGTGGTAGCCATGGCGCTCCTGCCCAGAAGCATGAGGCCGTTGTCCACCAGCACTGCCGCCATTACCAGCAGAAGGTAGGTCAGCATCTTGGACCAGAACTGCCGCCTCATGACGCAGGAAGAGATAAGCCCTTCCCGGTGGGCCTCGGGGATCCCCCTCACGGAGCTGTAAAGGTCATCCGGCAGGCCCGCATCATAGAGGCGCTTGTAAGAAATCGCTATCCATCGGGTGAAGAGGTCAAGCATCACAAGAATGGCGAAAATGGAAAAGAGCCCCAGATGGAGCTCTATCCCGATAATCCACGACGCCGCCAGTTTGAAAACCCATTGGTCTGCAAGCCTGGCGGCTGTCTGGGAAATACTGTTAAAAATATCAATGTTCATTTGTCACTCCTTATTGGAATAACCACGAGTGAATTACCTGCTCACAATCATTACTTCTCAGGGACAACCAGCGAATCCGGATGGCATACACACACGTTCCCTCTTTCCGGTTCGCACGGCGCATCTGCGCACGTACATAATTCAGACAACAGTACATCGGAAACCTTTACAACACCGGGGAGCGGGAACCATACGCATACTTTTTCGGGCACAACCGCCACCGCAGGCGGGGATGCTTCGCATAATAATATGCAGCCTTATGAAGTCATCTTCCGGTGGAAGAGGACAGCTTAGGCGGTTCTGCGCCAGCGATAAACTACCGTGTATGGCGGGAGGTTATTATGCGATGCATCGCCACCAAAGGTTCCTGAGCCTGTAAATGAATGAATGTGATCCCCCGCATAATCCGTATAGCCTATTTTTGATTCCCCATTACCGAAAGCGGGTTGTGGATTATCATTTGAAGATTCATCTTTATTTGTAGAAATTGAATGTCTATGATTACCTGCTGCGTTGGTAGTCCCCGAAACGGTTACCTTTGTAACCGGTAATTCACTCGTGGTGAGTTTATGCGTTTCCTCTCCGCCGGTAGCCCCTGCGGTGAAGGTGGTGCCGGTCGACGCTGTGCCCTGTGCCACCAGCACTCGGCCCGCATCCATGGCCTCCCACGTGCCGCCGAAGAGCGTGGCCGGGGAAGTGCTGTTCGTGGATTCGTAGATGGAGCCCACCGGATGGGCGTCCAGCTTGGCCTGGGCGTACACTTTGGAGAGGTCCGGAGTGGAGAGCTTGATGGTCCTTGTATTTGAATCTGCAGAGAGAGCAATAAGCCCCTCCGCCGTGATTGTGAAGGTGTCCTGGTGGCCGTTGGCCGTCACTGTCACATCGCCGATTTTAATTGCTGAAATGCAGTTTTCATTCTTCGTGGCCTCTGCTTCGATTTCCTTCAGCTTCTGCTGGAGGGAAGGTGCCAGCTGCTGAGGGTATTCCTTGTAAGTAATGCTATTCACCGTGGAGCCGTCCGTTTTGGCAGTGCCCACGAAGAGCCGAACCTTATGCTGCCAGGCGGAGCCGGTCCATACATACATCTTGGATTCAAGCGTGGAGAACCAGCACAGGCCGACGTCATTGGTTCCGGCGGATGGCGTACTGTCCTGCTCCACCGGCGCGATGGTGGTAGAGCCGTAGGTCAGAGCCCCTGCGTCAGAGCGCTCGATGTAAAGATAGCTGGTGTTATTGGCAGGGAGCTGCCATGCGGAAAGCTTGTCCCGCACCACGCCGATGTAATCGATGTTTCCGATTTCCCCGCAGCCGTCGGCGAAGCTCATAATGACAGGCGTCACAGAGCCGTTAATAATCACCGCCAGGCCGTCGGAGGAAAGGAAATTCCACGCTCCGGAGAGCATGGCCGCCGAAAGTACTCGCTGGCGGCTTCCTCCGACCGCCCCGCTTGGCTGGGCATTCAGCACCGTTACCAGGGAGAGGATTTCCTTTCGGTTCTTCTCCACGGCAGAGCGGGTAGAATCCCCCTGGGGCGTTACGTTCAAGGGGTACGTTTCTGCGTAATTCATGAGTGTTAAACCTCCGAATAGGTGTAATCAAACTGCCGTATGGCCACGGAGCCCTTGGCGATGTAGATTTTAATCTGCAGTGACCGGTTCGGCCCGCCGCCAATCTTAAGCAGTTTCGTAAACGATTCATTCGCCAGCGCCGTGTTGGCATCATAAAGCGGCCCCGTGTCGTCATAGAGCCTCTTTTCCGAAACCTTTAACTGCAGCGCCTTGGCTTTCTTATTGGAGATTTCCACTATGCCGTAGCCTGCTATCTTGTTAGACGTTACGAATGTGTAATTCATCAGCAGGATAAAAAGTTTTTCCGCCAGAAGGTTCCCCGACGTGACTGCCGTCTCTATCTGCTTCCCGTCGTCCGTGTCAATAGCCTCGTCAAGGATGCCTATATTATTGCCGTAGGCAATGTACACATCATGGTCAAGGTTCTCCACGTCGTGGAGAGCATGGGAGAGCGTCCGGGTGGTGAACACGCCTCGGCCGTCCGCAAAGCGCGGCAGGTAGTGGTAGATGAAAATGTACTCCGACTTCTCCGACGGCAGAATCCACATCTGCTTTCTTGTGGGCACGTACCACATGGCCGCCGTCTTGTCCGTGATGCGGATGAGCTGGGCGTTGATGTTGAGCCCCGTTTCCTCCGGCTGGATGTTCGCGTAGGTATTCGTCGGCATGAAGGACATAAGCCCCGCATTTCCGATGTAGTAAGAATGGTCATTCAGCGAAACAGAAGAGCCGGAGCAGTACGCCGTCTCCGACAGCGGATAGACGGCAAGCGTGCCGCTATGCGGATTTCCCACAACCTGGTAGGCCCTGCCGTACTCTTTGTAGACAATGATGGCCTTGGACAGGAATGAAACCGAGATAATGCAGCCCTGGTCTTTGTAGCCCACGTCTACGTACTGCGCCGAAGCACTGTTATTGCTGTCACTTGTCCAGCTGGTGTAGTCGCCGATGGCGCTCCAGTGCAGCCGGTGGTCAGAAGTGGACGCCGTTATCACAGAACCGGAATTGGAGCTCACAAAATTGCAGGCATCCGGCGAGCCTGAAACAGTCAAAAGCGTATCTCCTGCCCCGCTTATGGTCTGCAGCTTGCCTCCGGAAGCGACAAGGACGTCGCCGCCGAAAGTGCAGTACCTCGGCCGGTCCGTTCCGGTAAGATCCCCCGGCTCCGTGGCGCTTTTCCAGTCCTCCGTTTTGTACATCTTTCCATCACTGGTGAAATACCAGCATTTTCTGTTCACGTCGTAGTAGATGGAGGTGATGTCTTTATCCGCCGTATATAGAATGCGGATGCCCGGCACCGTCTGCAGAGCGCCGTCAGTGCCGGAATACTCACAGTTATGGGCCTGTACCAGAGCCCTGATGTCTACCGCCTCGGCCGGTTTGCTCCAGTCGATGCCCAGGGGGAATCCCTGCGTGCTGGCGGTCTGGAATACCTGTGCCATGTCCTCACCTTGCCCTTGCGCCCTTGATGGCTTCCGTCAGCTGCTGGATGAATGCATTATCCGCATTGGCGAAATCAATCATGAGGGATTTCTTTTTAACCAGGTAGGAGACGATCTGCACCAGGGCGAAAGTGTACATCTCCGGAAAAGGCACCGCATCGTCCATGCTGGCAATGTGCGGCTTCTTGATGGCATAGTACACGTCCGGCACCGTCTTTCCGTCGTACGTTTGGAACGTTCCGTTCTTCATGGTGATGGGATATCCGGAAACCGGCATGAACTGGAGGAAATTGGTGGGAATTGCGTCATTGTTGGCTACATCCCGGCAGGAAGTCACCTCGGGATCATGCATGGGCGCCAGAATCATAGAGAGTGTATCAATTGCCGTATTGATATACGGGATATATTCCGCCTCATCATCCAGGATTTCATTCGTATCAAGGTTGATGGTGGTAATCAGTTCGTTCACCGTCATAATCCCAGTACCCCCTTGCTATCACTACATTGGAACCTCCTTCAGAGCGGGATTTTTCGGCTATCCAGTTCTCCCATTCCTGCAGCAGGGCCGCCATATCCAGGTTCAGGATTCTGGTAACCATGTAATTCACAAGCATGGTCTCCTCGAAATTGTCCCATCCGCTCTCGTCATCTATTTCCTTGTACGAATCATCCACTGCCTCATCCGGCATGTACTTGGTGATGAGATGACAGAGGAGCTGGTTGCCCTCGTTGTAGTATTCAAGAAACTGGAAAGGCGTGTAGTTGACGTGGGAAGTGTCTCCCACCTGCATGTAGGCCCGGTTGATTAACTGTTTGATGGTCATGTTCCCGCCTCCTTCCGTTGCAATTTCGTTTCAAACGAAAAGGGAGAGGCGAATCGCCACTCCCTGAACGTCGAAACTATATGAAATTAATGAAAATCAGTCTGCAGCGCCGCCGGTCATAACCTGGATTACGCCGTAGTCATTGCCGTTGAAAACAACCTTTTCGATGCCGGCATTAAAGGAAATGCCGTTGCCTTCGCGGTTGCCATAGTCGTCCACCTGTTTGATGGCATCAGGTTCATGGGTGACCGCATAGCAGGCCGCCTGCTGTCCCAGGAGAAGGTTATGCACCACATTGGCGCTGGAGGCACCGGTCTTGGTGGTGGATACTCTCTCGTATTCGTAGAGAACCACGCCGTCGTATTCGCCCAGGGCACCAGTGAAAATCGGGTTATTGGAGCCGCGGATGCCTGCATGTTCCTGCGCTTCCAGCCATGCGGTGTCGGTCTTGAGGTCACGAGCCGCATAGGGTCCGATTAACATGATGTATTTATCCTGGCCTTCGATTTTAATCGGCTTCACCTTCGGAGCGTGCAGCATAGCTTTACGCTTGGCGGTGGAAATCATCGCACAGGTCAGCTTATTATCCGCAGTGATGGAGGCCTCAGTGCCCATCACTTCGCCTGTAGTCGGGGAAGCGGTCAGTTTGGCGATGAGGGTATTATCCTTCCAGTCAGCCAGCCACTGCACCAGTGCAGATTTAATGAGCGGCAGGTTTTCGTAGGGAGACTTATTGTCATCGCCCACATAACGAGCCACTGCGTTTCTCACCTGTTCGGTGGTGACGGAAAAATCGTACATGGTGAGGGTATCCTCGTTATTAACCAGAGCATTATTGCCGGTCACGCCGTCGCCGGTGAGGTTCATAGCGATACCAAATGTTACCTTGTCTCCCTTCGCACGTTTCAGGTCCTTATTGGTCTGAATCGGCTTGGAGCCGTCGGTGGAGGTGAATTTATCAAAATAGGAGGCTTTATTGCCTTCACGCCATACTTTTGCTGCCCATACCTTCGGTACCAGGGCAGAAGGAATCTGGAATTCTTTAGCCATGATAGCTTACATCCTTTCTTGTTTAACCACAGTATTCATCAATAGCACGCTGGATGCCCTTGGGCAGGTCCTTTTCCCTGCCTTCACGCACAGCCCGGAGTATGTCCTCATTAGACAGTTTGGGCTGCGCCGGATTGGCGCCGGTAAGGGACGCCGCTTTAGGCAGTCCTGCCGCCTGTGTCAGCGGGTTGGATGCCTGCGGAGCGGGATCCGGATTGGCCGGAGCCGGAGCACCTGCAGCGGCGGGAGCGCCCTGCATTGCCGCGATAATCTTATCGCGGAAGGAGAGGAGCACTTTGAAATCTTTCTCCGTGCCCACGCCGTTATCTACACGGCTATAGGCTTCATCAATTTCTCTGGCTTCTCCCCGCTTCATGTCGTTCAGCATCTCGTTTCCCTTCTGATAAATCGCCTGGATGTTCGGAAGGTTGGAGAGATTAGCCTGGACGAAATTCACGTTCTGCTGTCTGAGCTGCATGGCATGCTTGACCTGCTCTTCCTGCTCCCATGCAATGGCCCCCTGCTGACGGACTAAATCCTCGTACTTGGCGGGCTCAGTAAACATAAGGTCCTCAATGTCTTTCTGCGAAAGATTCATGCGGCGGGCCGCTTCCTGTTTCGCATAGGCGAGAATCTCCTGTCTGGTCTTCGGAGGAACGGCCGGCGCCTGTGCCTGCGTCTGCGCCTGCCTCATCTGTGAGAGCTGAGACTTGAGCTGGTTCAGCTCATCGCCAATCGCCTTGCGGCGGGCTCTTTCTTCAGCCAGCGCCTTGCCCAGGTCCCCATGGCCATCAGCACCATCCTGAGGTTTATCGACGTTCTGGTCGTCGGACGGCTGGGCCGGTGGTTCTGCCTGCGGCTCCGGTTCATCGTCTGCAGCCGGTTCCGGGTTCTGCGGGGCGGCCTGCTGAGGCTCTGCCTGCGGTTCCCCTGCAGGGGAGTTCCCCTGCTTCGGTCCCTGGACAAAGCCCTTGAGGTCGTCCTCGGTAAATCCGAAATCGGCTGCATTGGTCATCTGCTGGTTGTCTTCGTCTTTGTCAAACATAAATGTCCTCCTATGCGGTTTAACGTCGTTCGCCGGACGCAAATGTAAGCGGTTTCACGGCATTGCTCAGGCCGAAGATACGGGCGGCTGGTTTAACGACATTAGCCGGGTCGAGTGTCCCGTATCGTGCTTACTGATTCATTGGAATGTTAGGCGGCAGTCCGGAAGGCATTCCCTGCGGGGTCTGTGGCATCTGCTGAGGTGCGGCGATGGCCGGAACCGGCGCCTTTCCCTTCAGCGCCATTCTTTCCGCCATAATCTGCTGCGGCGAGATGGTCACGCCGATAGACTGCAGAGCCTGGGAAAGCGCTTCGGCCGGCAGCTGGTCCAGCGTGCCGGAGACTTTGACATCCGGAACCTTTGGCACTTCGGCCTGTTCCTGCAGCCGTTTCTTGACCGTCTCTTTTTCCGGGAAGTCCATGAAGTCTAGGATAATGTCCATAGGGATGTCTACCCCTGCCTTTTTAGCGTCCAGAAGCTGATAAAGATTAGCCTGGCGGGCGGTTGCGCTGGCGGAGCTCGTAGTAATCACGATGTCGAAATCAAAGCAGGAAAGGTCATAGAGCACCTTGGCCACGGGGTCGCCGTCCGCATCCATCAGCGGCTGGCCGGTCATCGGGTCAAGCTGAGGCTGTACCGTCATGGCCTTCCCCATACCCGGCTCAATCTGAATGAATTCCTTCTTGCCGTCCTCTCCCAGGATGCGGAGGGCCTTTTCATGGTTAAAAAACTGGGGAATAAGTCCCGGCTCTCCCTTATCGCCCCAAAGAATCTGAACGATCTGAAGCTCTGCATCCTTCACATGGTCGAAGATTTCCGCCGTCTGCACGGTCGTCACAGTCTGCCGAAGGTCGATGGCCTTGCCGCTCATCTGGCCCACAGAGCCGGAGAGACTTTCCGGAGTAACGCCGGAGATGGAGTAGAAGTCATTACTTGACTGCTGCTCAAGCTCAATGTTTCCGATGTCCTGCGATGCCGGAAGGCCGTCGGTAAACGTGATACCCGGCGGGAGGAAGATATTGGCCCCCGGCGTGGTCGAATGCTCTTTGATGTCGCGCCTTACTTTCGCGTCGGCCTGTCCCTGCCAGTACCTGACGCCCAGGGCCTGCTTATCCACGATGTGCATCCGCTGGGAACGGTTTTTATTAAGCTCTCTCTGCGGATCCTTCAGGTCACGAACAACGCCGGCAGGCTCCAGCCCTTCGTCCTTGTCGCTCTCCCATCCACTCTTGTAGCAGTATTGGGCCACCAGCGGGAATTTTCCGTGACTGTATGGGCTTTCGCCTTCTTCCAGCAGCACATCGCCGCAGAAGGTCGCATATCGGATGTGCTCATCCGGCACGTTCTGCGCCTGGGCTCCGGCGGCCAGAAGAGCCATATACTCCTGAGAGGCGGGGGCAGATATGATTTCAGAGCCCGCCGTGAATACTTTTTTGGAGCCGTACTGCTTGTACCAGTACTGCACAACACGGAGCTTTTTAAGCTCCTGCGAGTACCAGAGGGGAGTTGTCTCCACAGTCTCCAGCTCGGTCTCATCGTAGTCATGCACCATGGTGCGGATTTCGTCGGCATGATCAGGATAGATGAGGCAGAGCTTGTCCGGAGACTCCCATGTGTAGCGGCCGCAGAACGCGGCGTCGGAAAGGTCATCCTGCACGCTTTCCGGGTCGATAAACACATCAAAGGGGCTGACGTTTTCGATTTTGATGGTGCCATCCATCTTCTTGTAGTCAAAAGCATAGGTTATCCAGTAATAGCCGACGCCGCAGGTGACGGCATCGCGGAAGGCCTTTTTCTTGGATTTTTGGTATTTAGATTTATCAAAAACGTATTTCGTGATGCCCTTGGCCACGCGGCTCACCCGGTCGTCCTCCTCGGAGCGTGGGAGAAAATCCGGCTCCGTCTCGTTCTGGGCAGCATAGCCACAGAGGAGATTAATAATAGGCCGGATGCGGTTGATAGTAATAGCGGGGCGCTTGGCTCTCCGCATATTGCTCAGATCGCTGTCAGTCCACTGCTTGCCCTGAACAAACTCATAATCTTGCTTAGCGTAGTCTCGCCAGGTCTCCGACAGTCGGAGTGCCTCCTTTACTCGCTCTTTGGCGGCCTCGAAATCAAAGCCGCCAGCCTGCTGCTGAGGAAGGTCCTTTTCTTCTTCTAATCCTGTCATGTTCTCACCTCATTCCACCATTTCGGAACCATACATCAGGTCGTACATCTGCCTGAGCTGCCAATCCGGCATCTGCTCAACGAACGCCCGGAGCTCCCGATCTGTGTATTTTCCCGGGATAATCACACCTTTATTCACATGTTCGCCTGCCTCGCCCTTGAGGACCTTGAAAGCGTAGTCCCGGAGGCCTTTCCGGCTCACAAACTTGATAGACGATAAATCAGCAATCACACGCCCCATGCAGTTCCTTCCTCCCTGTCCGGTCTTACCGGTCTATACTTATCAATCGTGCGTACTTCGCTGATGTCCGGGCTCATCGGCCTGGACATCAGGAAATATCGGAGAGAGTCATAAGCATGATCCTCTTCCTCTGTGTCCACGTCCTCCACCTTGTGCTTGTCGTATGTCAGCGCCGGCAGAGTACGAATGAGATGGTGGCAGGATGAGAAGATTTTAAGCTTATGCTCTTTAAGTCTCATATGCACTTGCATAAGCCCCGCCATTCGGTCATTGTCCCCCGGTGTCCAAGGAACGCCTTCATTAGCAAAGATTTCAGCGATGGTCGGCCCGTCGTGTCCTGTGCGCTGCCAGATAGCAGGGTCCGCAATGCCAAAGGCTCCAGCCAGATGCTTGACCTTTCTGGCCACCTCCCGGGCGGTCTCCTGCGTCCCTGTGTTGACCGTACCGGGCTTGCATCCGTACCACTCTCCGATAACGTACACCACGCCATCATAGTCTGTTGCGTACTCATATATAGCGTATGGTTTTGTGTATCCCCAGTCCATCGACCGGTAGCGCGGCCAGTCTGCGGGAACTGGGAAGGGATGAATGACGTGTTCATCGTTCCGGAACTCTTCGAAGACCTGGCCTTCAAAGATGTTCCAGTCTCCGTCTCGGTAGGCCTTCCGGAGCTTCTCCGGCAGCGTGTCCAGCTGGGCCTTATAAGCATCGGAAATGTGAGGGTTATCGTCCACGGTGGCCGGAACGAATGCCACATGGGAGGAGAACGGCTGCATTTCTGGCGGCATGTTGCGATCGATGAATAGATTTTTAACCCACATGTGCCCGCGTCCACCTGGGTTCGTAGCGGCGATGAACTTGGTGTCATTGATGCCTACCCAGCGAAGACGCATCCGCAGAAAGTCAAAAACGATCTGATCGTTGAGTGTCAGTTCGTCGATAGCGATGGCCGCAAACTCAGAAGAAAGGTATTTAGAAGGCTTATCAAGATTACGAAAACATATGACGCCGCCGCCCAGGCTGTCGGCCAGGATAAAATCGTGGTCCGTCTCTCTGTACTTGCCCAGCCACCCCGGAAACTCCATGCGGATTTTGGAGAGCTGACGATCTTTAAGCGAGGGATAGTCTTCGCAGAAGAGGCCTACCCGAATTCCTTTGATGCCGGTGTGCTTGTACCACTCTAGCAGGAGATAGACGAGCTCCCATCGGAGTATGTACGATTTCCCGCCGCCTGCCGCGCCTCCATAGAGGATATAAGTATTATCTTTAACAGTCTGCATAAAGCTCCGCTGCCGGGGAGTAGGCTTGATGAAGTCGTTGATGAGGTTAATCCTGCGCGTTGACGTCATCGTCCACCTCCAGTGTTACGGAAAGGCCGCCGGAAACCTCGGTCTTATCAACCGGCTTATATCCAGCTCGGTCCATGACGTCTTTAGCCGCCGCCAGCCTGTCCCGGTCGTCTGCATGCGGATTTGTTGCAATGCTGAGTATAGTGTCATAAGCCTTTATCGCACCAGCTGCCATCCTAGTGCGCAGATTTCCATATATGTCTGCTTTGTATTCTTCCATCAATTTTTTAACTTTATCATTTTTCATCAGACGGCTGCCGATCATGTAAGCGCTTCGCGGGCTGTATCCAGCATTGATAGCAGCCTGCGTTTGATTACCGCCGCAATTAAAATATTCAATTACAAATCTCCGGTATCTGTCTTCGGCCGCCATGCCATCCGCCTCCTTTCGAAAAAAATTAAAAAATTTTCATTTTCCCCCTTGACATTACATCGGTGTTGATGTAAGCTATAGACAGTTCAAGGGAGCGAATCCCGAAGAGTAAAATCAGAAAGGATGATTCAAAATGAAAAAATTTTATGCATGGTACAATACTTACGGCAACATCTCATTCAGCTCTTTCGTCGGAGGCAACGGCTATGTATTCATGGCTTTCAACTCTGCAGCAGCTCGCAAAGCTTGGATTGAGGATCACTGCTATGATAATTCCGGAAATATTATCGCCGGTAGAGCATCCCGCAAGGATGTTGAAGATTCCAGAAATTGCGGACGCAATTTCACAGTCGTTGATGGAATCTGCTGCAAAGTCAATGCTTGGACCAGTTCCCCGGACGACGACTACCGCTATTACATTTCTGATTTTTCTGGAGTTCGTGACTTCGGGAAATACGAAAAAGACGAATAGCTCCCTCAGACTTCCAGGAACAACGCTTGCCCCGCGGATCTGCACAATCTGCGGGGCAAGCGCTTTCTTGGCGGTCCCAGCGCTCGGTTCCGCCCGGAATGCCGCATAGGCAGCTTAGAAATGAAAGGAAGAAAAAATGAAAATCAATCTTGACGATGTTCTCACATTAAATGAGGCTTCAAAAATCTACGGGGTTTCTACAGTGACCATCCGCCAGGCATGCACTGGACAGCACGGAACGCCTCCGAGGTTTACGCCGGAAGAATGCCGGAAATCCGAAAAAGTCTGGCTCGTCACCAGGGCCGGCATGGAAAGACTGTATGGGCCCGCAAAAAATAAGTAATAGAAAACCACACGCCGCTGAACGTGTGGTTTTTCTATTCCGTGCGAAATCCGAATCCCTGTTCCTGATTTCCTACACTAGCATTATAGCAGAAACAAAAGTCCCAATTAGTCCCCACTTTGTTTTGGCGGGAATTTTTCTTCTTTCTTTTCCGGAGGCGGGGGCGTCAGTGCCTCCGCGATACAGCGGATAGCTTTATGATGCCGGCGGAATCCTTCCGTGCGTTCGATGTGGTGAGCCCTGAAAATGGTCTTCCACGACATCCCCCGGAGGTAGCGGTCCATCATGAGTGATTCCTGGTCCGGGTTCTTGAGCACCCGGAGAAGCCGTATAGCATCCTCTTTGTAGCACTCTAGCTCCCAAAGGCGCATGGTGAGCTCCCGCACGCAGTCATTCTTTTCCGCGTGGATCCGCATCACTACGTCCGCCAGATCGGAGGAGGTCCCGCCGGAAACGTGGGGCTTGCTGTAGTCAATAGCTTTAGCCGCCGCCAGGTCATCTTCAATGTGGTCACGCTCGTAGACGATGGAGTTATAGAGATTCTGACAGCGGCGCACTTTGTCAAAAAACAGTTTAACTTCTTCTTCCGTCATCCGCTAGCACCTCTCCTTCGGCCTGGGCGCCAGCTTGGAAGCCGGCACCATGGAGCGGAAAACACGTTTCGTGCAGACGTCCCTGATGGCCAGATCATCCGCCAGCTCGAAGCCATTTCCGCGGAGGTAAAAGCGCACCGCCTTCAGGCAGGCAAAGGCATCCTCCGCCTTCTGCTTCTCCTTGATTTCCCGGGCCTCCTCCCGGAATATGCCCAGAACCTTCGAAAACGTGGGATCCGGGTTCTTTGTTACTCTTTCTTTCATTCCGTGCTTCCCCACGATGTCCCTCCTTACACTTTGTACTCACTCACCTGGACCATGAGGCCCGGGTTGACTCCATAAGCTTTGATAATTCGCATTTTCACCACCTGCCTGTCATCATCGTACGCCAGGCCGTTCAAAGCGTCTAACACCACTTTCAAGATGTTGTCGCCGTCCGGCTTTGTTGTCGGCATGATGAGCCCCGCAATGGCTTCTTTCTTTTTCCGCTTGCTCCAGGATTTTGGGATGGGATACTGGGCCTGGATTCTAACGTAGGCGTAGCAGTCAGATGGGAGCTTCTGCCAGTCGCCCTGGCATTCACGGAAAGCATTCCGGATGCGCTTTTCATAGTCAGCGGTGTTTTTTGGGGTATAAGCGGTGTGAGATTTTTGCGAAAATCGTGGCCGTGCTTTCCCCTGCGGCTTTCCTTCAACGAAAAAGTACAATTACATACCTCCCCTTGCTCCGAAGTGCCTGAGGGCCCTTTTAAGCGATTTTTGATTATCCTCGCCCATGCGTTCGTAGCAGGAACGGGAATCATTGCATTTTCTGACAAGCTGCCCCCACTCATCAATCACCCAATGGCCTTCCCCTTTCCGGAGAGGGCGGCCGCAGTATGCGCAGTTTCCTTCCGGCGGCTCGAAGAGCCTACGGGGCACCGGCCTTTCCTGCGGCGGTCCCACTCTGCCATGGGGTTCCAGGTCCTTCGCGGAGAGCTCCTCCGGCTTCTCTGGCGGGGTCTCCCTTGGATGGAGCTCATTCATGAGCCCGTCGGCCCAGGAGCCGTCATCCCGGTTTCCGTGCCGGCGGTTAAACCTTCTCGTTCCGTTCCTTCTGCCCATCTTCGGCCTCCTTTTCTCTGTGCAGCACAATGCATTCTTTGCAGAGCCGCGTGTTTTCCTCCCTGAGCTTCTTCATGTCTTCCTCCATCTGACGGCTGAGGCTCTTCTGCTTCTCCAGCCTGTCGCGGAGGATAGCCTCATGGATGTCATGGTTCCAGATGTCGTCTTCCGCCTGCTTGCACTCCCTGAGCGTTCCCAGAATGGCCGCAATGATAAAGCAGATGAGGACCACCAGCGCGATGTCCACAATGAGTTCTTTCCCAGTCATACTTCAATCCCCCATTTCTCTTTCAATCCTTCCGCCGTATGTAGCATCTCGCAGGGAAAGAAATAATATTCATCAAAAACCCATCCACTCTTCCGGCGGACCGTGGCGGCCCTCGGGTATATCGTATCAATCGTGTACTCAAGAGCGTCCTTCGGCGTCATGTGCTCTCTTCCTCCGCCGTAGCGTAAAACATAAACCTTCATGCCCTTTTCTTTCTTGAGTGCCTTCCATTCTTTCTTTGTCATGGTTTCCTCCTGTTAAAACGGGATGTCCTCATCCTTCTTATTCTGCCCGTGCATCACGCCGGAAGTATTCTTCTGCGGCTGGTTCGCATAGTCCGAAAAACCGGGCTGTTCTATGGGCGGAGGCGTCGGCTGTCCGTAGCGGGAAAAGTTTCCCCTGTCCTGCGGCTGGCCCTGCTGCTGATTCTGTCCGCCTCCCCACTGGCCATTTCCCTGTCCGCCGTTAGCGTAGGGGCTCCCATCCAGGCAGATGGCCACCAGGTCCGCCACCACCTGGGTAAAATACTTCTTTCCCTGCGGGCTCTCGTAAGAAGAGGAGGAATAGCGGCCTCTTACCATCACGCGCTGTCCCTTCTGCAGGTTGCTCCCGCAGTTTTCCGCCAATGGCCCCCATACCTGTACCGGCACCCAGTCCGTGCGCTCCTCTTCTTTCACTTTGTAGAAGCACGCCACAGAGAGGCGGCAGTACGCTTTCCCGCTCTGGGTGTATTTCAGTTCCGGGTCACGGCCCAGGCGGCCGCTGATAAAGCACTGGTTATCATTCAGCATGTCCGCTTTCCTCCTTCTTTGCAAATGGTCTCAATCAGGTCCTTGCACTCCACGCCCTTCCATGTGTAGTGTTCGGGATGGTGGATTTCGTCAGCATAGATAAAATTCTTCATTTCCTTTTCAATCTCCCTTTCTTCACGGCTGTAGGGAGTGCTTGCAGGGACGGCCATGTACTGCAGGATTCCGCCTTTGCCGCTGATGCACTTAACCCGCAGGGTCTCACTCTCTTTGAGGCTCGTGATTCTCCCTGGTATAACCTCATGTTCTTCCATAACTGCCTCCTTCAGATTCTGTGATGTCCGGAAAGCTTGTTTCTGGCCCTGATGTACTCCCGCATCCGCAGAGGTACGCCGGGAGAAATGCCGTATTTCAGCCTCCGGATAAACTTTTCCGAAAAGTTTGCAAACGCAAAGTTGAAATTGGTCTTTGCAAACCTTTCCGCCCTCTTCCTTTCGCGCATCTTCCGCCTCCGTTTATTCCTCATCCTTTACCTCCTTCCAGGGCCATGCTTCCGGAGAGGGAAGCGATGAAGCCCTTCACCTTGCCGCCCTGCAGGAGCGACCGGTTGTGGCGCTCTTCCCTGCGGGATTCCTGCAGCATGGCGTACATCTTCATGAACTGGCCCCTCAGAACTCCGGTCTCATCCGCCGGAGAAGAGCAGATTTCCTTCCATCCCATACGCCGGACCACCTCCTCCGCCGTGGGATCCCTGATTTTCGGCTTGCCGTAGTAACCGGTGCGGGAAATCTCCCGCACCACTTCGCCCCATCCACGTCCGGCGTCCGGAGGCTCCTCGCCCTGGGCGGACTTGTAAAGGGCCTCCGCACGGCTCCGGATTTCCGCCACAGTCGGAAGGAAGACCGATTCCTTGATGAGGGCCTCGATGGCCTTCACCAGGATGGGCTCCGGAATGTCCTTCGTCATCAGCAGATAGAGCCTTGCCTGCTCATCTGTAAACTTTGGCCATGCGGCCCTAAGCATCCCAATGGCCGTTATCTTCGGGGAGGGTATCTGCGAATTTTGATAAGTCATTGATTAAATCCTCCACACTTCCATTACTCTGCGGAGCAGCCTGTGGGGCCTTCGCCTCTTTCGAAGCGTAGAAACCCTGCCACCCGCGTTTAATGCTCTGCAATACGATGGAAACCATCAGCCGCTCATCGCCGCCGGAAAGCTTCTGCAGGTCATTGAGATTGAGCTCTGCCGCCCTTTCAGTAAGCGGCTTCTTCATTTTCTTCCTCATGTCCTGCCATTCCTTCAGAGCGCTGAGCAGTTCCTGATTGTCACCGGAAAACTTCTCGAAGAGGGAAATCACCCCGCCCTTTCCCCCTTTGGGGGGTAGGGGGGTATTACATTCTTCCCTTCTTACATTCTTACTATTCTTACTTTCTTTTTTATTGCTGTGCCCTTCGTGTGCCCTGCTTGTGCCCTCGCTGTGCCCTGCTTGTGCCCTCGCTGTGCCCTCGCCTGTGCCCTCTACACATTCATAAAGCTGATATTTCCGCCAATTTACTATGTGTATCAGGGTTCCGGTGTGTGCCCTTTTGAGTGTCCAAAAACCCAATTTTTCAAATCTTTCCAGCGCGCCGCGTACAATCTTATGGCTCACTCCATCGCCCGCCCGGTCTGCCAGGTCACGAGTACTGATAAAAATCTCCCCGGGCTGGATAGTGAATTCGTGGCCCAGCACATCCCACTTCTTCGGCGTCCAGGCGGCCAGAAACATGACAGTGAGCAGGACCTTCACCTGTGGACCGGTTGAATTGACGAAGGCGGGGTCGTCAATCATCTTCCTATAGAGTTTTATCCAATTTCCTTCTGCCATGGCCGCGGCTCCTTAGTCTTTCATCGTATTTTCAATTTTCCGAATTTCCGGAACGATGTAAGCCAATACACCATGACAGAAAGGGTCCCATAAGTCTTTTCCACTTGAATCATTCGTAACCATGCGAGACATGCAATCATCCATGAAATAGGTCGCCAGAAGTAACCTGAATAATGCGGGCTTTGTTCGGCCGGCAATGCGGATATCTCCATTAGTGCCGCCATCATTTGCCAGAATAATAATATTGTCAAATCCTGCACTAACCAGAATGTTTTTGCATTGTGCCAAAACATCGGCCTTTTCTTTATCCGTCAGAGTTTCAGCCATCATTCCTTCACCTCCCCGGTTTCGGGATTCACTCCCTGCGGAACCTCTTCGGACTCGTTCGGCTCGTTGTCAATGGTGGTGAACACTTCATTGGGCTCATCGGCCATATTGTCGGAGAGTGTGGATTTTACAGTCTCATCCGTGGCCACGGCGCGGGCAAACTCCGTTTTCAGCGGCGCGTACTTGAGGACTTTCTTGAGTACGGTCTTTTTGGCCATTTCGTCGAAGTCCGTCTGCCATGGGCCGGAGCGGTAGGCCTTGGATTTCTTCATGGCAAACTTCTCCACGTCCTCACGGCTCATGACTTCGAAGCCGATTCCGCCATTCTTCAGCTTCAGCACGGCGTAGTACATGATGACGTTGCCGCGGTCCTTCTGCGCCGGCACGTGCTTCAGCTTCGGCTCCAGACCGTATTCGTATTCGAAGGTATCGTTCTCATGCACTTCATGGGCCTGGATGGAGCTCACCTCGCCGCTTCTGTATGCCAGGTCAATCAAGCCTTTGTAGCCCAGCTGGAACTGACACACATTCCCATAGGGAATTAGATACGCCTGCCCCAGCGGCGTGTTCGGTTCTACGCCCAGCTGGGCAGCCTGCATCATGGCGCCCAGGAAGCTCTGGGGAGTGCATGTCTGCAGCTTCGGAGTAGTGGAAAGCGCCGTCAGCACCATCCTGGTAAAACGCTCCGGAGTGATAACTGAGGGCAGAGCCTTTCGGACCTGTGGCTCCATGGCTTTGATGAGCCCCTGCATGGTAGTCATAGCGCTACCGCCCTGCTGCATGCTTGCCTTTCTTTCTGTAAGTCCGCCTTTCGTGTTCATAGTGTTTTTCTCCTTTCTCAACATTCTGGTAAGACGCCCATATGATGACGTCACCGGAAGAAATCAGAATTGCTTTATCAAAGAATCCATGTAGTATGTCTGCCGCCCTGCCGTTCAACTCCCGGGCGTCCCAGTGTACCGGGTCGCCCACCTGGAGCCGGTTGAAATCGTCCTCAGTCATTGGCTTTGATTGAAAACCGGCGAGTGGGCTTGCCCATTGTGATGTACCCTTTATCCTCCAGCAGCCGGTAGATGTCGGGGGCATTCTTCTTAATCTTGGACAGCGGCACCGAAGAGCGGCCCGCCTGAGACTTCCAGAGCACGCGGTAATGGTCCGTGGAGCCTTCTTCGGCATTTCCCAGGAGCGCCTTCAGCCGGTTTTCCTTTTCGGTAATCTGCTTCTTCAGTGCGTCCATGATGGCCCTGTCATTCTCCAGGGACTCAATCACGCCGTCCGCATCCGACGGGAGCAGGATGGTAAGATTAGGGTCTCCGCCTTTGTACTGTGTCGAGAGAGCCGCCGCACAGCTGGGAGAGCCATCCACCGGCGGCGGGGTATTCGTTTCTACCAGGTTCCAGAAATCTTCCTCAGCCTGGATGAGGGCCTTGATGTCGTCTTCATTGCGATCCACTGTTTTGTAAAGCGCCTCATTGCCGCCAATGAGTACGGCAATATACCACCGGTCGGCGCCGGTCACTGCCAGATAGTGCAGGCACTGGCAATAGTAGGCGTCGGGGATTTCGTCGCCCTTCCACTTCTTCGCCTGGGAGACGCCGGCGGTCTTGATTTCAAGGCCCGCCTCTTCTCCCATGACGGCCCTATCAACGTTGGCCAACATGAACGGATAGGCCCGGCTCCGAAGGGTGCCCAGCTTGCGTGCCTTTTTGCCGGTGGTTTCCTGGAACCAGTCGGCAACATTGGCTTCGTTCTTGCTCCCCCAGTACACCGCCTGGACATGGGACAGGTCCGGCGCCTCCGCCTGGCCTGTTTTCTCAAGCCAAAGCTGGTACGGCGATTTGTAAGGGTTCAATCCCATGATGACGGAGGCGTCACTGCCTCCAATGCCCGCGTTGCGGGTCTCGAGCCACTTTGCGTGGTCCGTCTCTGCATCATGGCAGGAAAGGATAAGGTCACAGCCGCGGTATGCCATTAGTCTTTACCCTCCTCTTCCAAAAGCTTGCTAATGAATTCAGGAATTGAATCATTACTGGGTTTGCACTCCGCTTCGTCTTCGCAGTCGTCATAGCCTGCAATATAGCCAATGCGGTATGCCAGCCGCCAGATGTCCATTAAATCGTATGCGTCAAAATTTATGTCTTCCCTAATACGTTTGACCATTTAATATTTCTCCTCCTCTTCTTCTTCGCCCTTATCATCCTGGGAAGGCGTGTGCTTTTCCATGAGCAGGTCGGAAATCTTGACTTTCAGCTCTGCGATTTCCTTAACAAGCTTTTCCCTCTCCTGCTTCAGGGCGTTGGCTTTAGCCTGTGCATCATAGAGCTTTGAATTCAGTTCAGAGCTTCTTTTCTCAGAAATGGCGTTTGCTGAAACCAGGGCCCTGTACTCATTGAGTGTGATGGTTACCGTGATTTCACCGGGGATAGCAAAATCATTGCTGATATCATTTCGGGAATACTCCCCGCCATTTTTGGCTTTGAACAATTCTTCGTTAATTTCTAACATTTACTTTTCCTCCTGTTTCTGTGGTAAAATGATGGCGGGAAATCTCTTTTTCCGCCTTTGGCCTTTGACGTGTGCTAGACGTCAGAGGCCTTTTCTCTTTGCCTCTTTGATGGGACAGTCCCTTGGAGTGGTCGCCGGGATTTTCCCGTCCGGTCTCATGCGGACGTAATGCATCGCCGCGCAGGTGTAAATGGGATGCCCGTTTTCCACGGCATATTCGCCGGAGCCTCCAATGCTTTTGGATCTATGGCAAAAAAGGCAATTCCGGCACCGGAGAAGCTTCATTTCCGGGAGCTTCGGACAGAGCCCAATGCCACCTTCATCAAATGGCAGGCGCTGGTGCTTTTCTGCCATGGGGCACACTTTCTCGAATGGGCAGCGAGTGCAGTCAGTTGATTCCATATTTCACAGCCTCCTTACATGGATGATAATGAGCTGCCCCGGCTGGAGCTCCCCGGGGTCCGTGATGTGGTTTCCCTTCATTGTCCTGTAAGTCACATTCCGCACGTCTTCATGATCAGCATTGACTTTAGAGCAGATATCCCAGAGCGGCTTGCCATCACGGATCTTCTGCAGGTGGTTCAGGCGGCAGGCGATGCCGCGGTTCCCGGAGGAGTTGAACGCGTAGAACGTGATGCTGGCTCTGCCGTACACGCCGGAGTACACCTCGCTGCGGGAAAGAATCGGATTCAGGTCCGCGTCCACGATGCCCGGAACGGTCGTTGTGTTCGCATTCACGATGTAGGAGCCGCGGTAGGCCTCGTCATCCGGACGCTCCGCGTCGCCGTCACTAAGCGGCGTCTTGATCTCGGACCGTGCGGGAACGGACTTGCTGTTGCCCTTGAGCTTGGCTTCGCCCTCCTTATAGGCAGCCTCGATGGCGGCCTTTACCTTGGCGACCGTCACGGTGTCGGACTTCGGGATGATGAGGATTACGCTGTATTTCGGCGTTCCGCCGTTGATGGACTTCGGCTCCCAGACGTTCGCGTAGGACCAGCGGGTGTTCGGGCCAGTGATAACCTTCATCGGATTGTACATAGTTGTCTTAATCATGATTTTTGACCTCCCTTCACAGGCTTCACATGAATCACAATCAGCTGGCCGGGCTGAAGGTTCGCGGGATCCTTGATGTGGTTTTCCTGCATGGTCCGATACACCAGCTCCTCCATGCAGTCCTCATCACTTGCTACCCTGGCGCAGAGGCTCCAGATGGTGTCCCCCTGCTCCGCCTCGGCCCGGTACTCCACCACCTCCGCCGGAGGCTCATAGGCCCAGGCACCGGCAGCAATAGCCGCCGGAATGGCCAGCGTGGCCATGATTTTCTTCCATTTAATTCTCATCCTGTTTCTCCTTCCTGGCTCCGCGCCTCTTCCGCAATCGTGCGGAGAGCTCCGCGGAGCCTTTCAATTTCCGCATCCTTCATGCGGATTTTCTCCTCCAGCCTCCGGACGGAGGCCACAGTGCAGGTCTCCGCTCCTTCCCGGAGGACGGCGTACACCTCACTCCGGCTGTAGCGGATGCCCGGCACCTTCAGCCGCCGCAGAATGCCATCCTGCTCCATCTTTCTGACGGAATCGGCAGAAATGCCGAACAGTGTGGCTACCTCGGCGGTGGAAAATGTTCTGCAGGCCATTTCAGTCGCCTCCTTAGGCACCAAGAAATTTGTTGATGAAATATTCTTGCCCTTTCCCGGTTACAAGTGTCGTGCGGGTCAGCCTGACAGAGCCATCCGGATTATCAATGGCACGTTCTTTGACCTTGAACAGCCCCAGTTCCCTTGCCTTCTGTGTCGGCATATTCTTATCCGTGCCGTTCTTCATCAAATATCCCTTATCACGCATCCACTGGAATAGGCGTTTCTGCCCGATATCTACGCCGTTCTGATGGAGCAGCTTTGCCAGCATTCCAAGGAGCATCCCATCTTTAGAGACGTTTACAGCATTAGCAAAAGTGACCTTTGGCCGGTCGGCCTCAATCTGCTTCTCCGCCTCCAGGCGTTTCGCCTTCTCTTCCTTCAGCTGGGTTGCGAGACGAATTAAGAAGTCAGGTTCTGTGATCGCCTTCTCAAGAGCCTCCTCAGTCATATAGGCCCCATGTCTGCGGATGGTGGGAAGTACTTCATCTGCCAGCACAGCCTGGAACTTCTGTGCTACTCCATTGCTGGCTTTGAAGCCGAGGCGGTACACCATGTTCTCCGGGAGGAAATCATCTTTCGCAACATCCTGCGAAAACCCAAATTCATGAAGGTAAGTATTAACTCTTGCCCATCTGACGACTTCGTTGCCACTTTTGGCAACGGTCGTAAATCCAAGTCCTCTTGCTACATCTTCGGCATTCAGATAGGCCGTAGCAGTCTGATTGTCCATGTAGCCATGAACATTTCTGATATTCAGGATTTCATTCATGTTTCTCTTCTCCTTTCTGACACTAAACGTGCCATTGATTCATAAAAAAAATACACTGCACCGAAAGCTTGTAGTAATTAGCTATACGGATTTTGATTTCATCCCGCGGAATGCGGGAGCCGTTTTCGTACATAGAGAGCGCAGAAACAGAGACATTACAGGCTTTAGCCACATTCTCTCTTGGTGTTTCTCCGCGAAGCTCCCTAAGACGTTGACCGATTTCCTTCGGCGTTGGCATAGCTCTTCCCTCCTTTCTATGGCACATTTCGTGTCATGCGTAAAGTATAGCACTTAACACATTGCGTGTCAATACGTTTCGTGCTAAAATGTGGGCAGATAATTTAAATTAAGAAACGGAAGGAGAGAAAAATGAAATTCAATGACAGATTGAGAGAACTGAGAAAAGGAAAGGAGCTCACGCAGGACGAATTCTCAAAGCAGTCCGGTCTTACCAGAAGCGCCATCAGCATGTACGAAAGAGGGGAGCGGGAGCCCAACTTTGAAACCCTGGAAAAACTGGCTGATTTCTTCAATGTAGACATGAATTATCTATTGGGGAAATCAGACAAGACAACATATATTCCTAAAGGAGCATTCGCTCCGAAATGGAAGCGCGTCCCAATGATGGGATACGCAGCTGCAGGAAGTCCTCTGGAAGATTTAAACCAGGATACCCCATTCATCAATGTGGAAGGGAAGTATGATGTGGATTTCTGCATCACCATCAGTGGAGACAGCATGGAGGATCTTGGCATTAATGACGGTGATATAGTCTTCGTGAAATCTACCCCAACTGTAGAAAATGGGCAGGTAGCCGTCGTTGAAATAGACAACGAGAAAATCTGCCTCAAGCGTTTTTACAAATCCGGTGATACAGTCACCCTGGTGTCTGCAAACCCGAAGTATGCGCCCATGGTATTTAATCAGTCCAATTGTGAAAATATCCGCATTCTGGGCAGGGCAGTGATTAAGCAGGGAGAAATAAAGTGA